AAGAGAGGAGACAATCTTCAATATTGTCGATCTTGACAGATGGCGATGAATTATATTTGAATCAATATGGAAAGATGTTTATTGAGGATGAACTTGGAAATTTTGATATTAGAAAAATAGGTCAACAAGCTGTCTTAGAATTTTCTCCTTTGGATGGGAGAAATAATGAATATAGTTACAGTTTTATATCCTATGACACGAAGCAATTAGTAACGGAATTTGATTCATTTAATTTCGGAAATACTGTAAGTATTGCAACAACACATACTTCAGTGGGTATAGGTTCTTCTCAGGTTTTAACTAAGATTGATTCTAATTTTAGTTCTTCTAAATTATTAATTGAGTTTTCTTCAGATTCTGGAAATAATTATGAATATGGAGAAATTAATCTAGTAACAAATAATTCAGATATTTGCTTTTCCGAATTTGGAAAAATAACTCTATCAGACACAAGCTCTGGACTAGGAACCTTTTCAATAAATCAATCTGCATCTGGATTGGATGTTGTTTTTTATTCTGATGTTTCTGAAGAAATAAATTGCAATGTAATTAGTGTGTCTATCGCAAATACTTTTTACAGTGCTACTAGTTCTAGAGGTCTTCGATATGCTGATGTCAAATCTGTAAGAACATCTATAGCTTCTTCAACATCACCAAATCCTGTAGCTATAAGTTCATATACATCAAACTACAACTTAGGTTACTTTATAGTACAAATTACTGACACCACAAATAATGAAGTTCAACTTTCAGAGTTAGTTGTATTGAACAATGATGTAAATTCTTCTGTGATTGAATATGGAAATGTATATACTAACAATTCTTTAGGAACATTTGAAGTAAATACAACATCAGTGACTGAGTTAATATTTACACCAAATGCTGATATTGATGTTGAAATTACAATTTTACATCATTCAGTATCTTACATAGAGTTTTCTTCCTTTCCTGTTTCGATAAACTTTAAGAATGCGGAATTATCGACAGGAGTTAGTAAGTTTGATTCATCTAGTGATTTTGCCTTCAAAAAAGATTTTAATTTAAATCACAATCTTATTCCAATATTTGAAAGAAGATTTGATGGTAGTTTGCAATCTACTGCAACCAATCCCGCTAGTGTAGATCTCGATAGGAACTTAATTTATATACCGAATCATTTTTTTGTAACGGGAGAAAAGGTTAGTTATTCTTCAAATCCATTCGATTTTGTCAATATTTTATCGACACAAACTTCTTCTACATCCGGCGTAGGAACAAATATATTAGAAGTAGACTCTACGATTGGTTTACTAGTTGGTGATTATTTCAATGGACAAGATTACAATCAAATTATAGAAATAAATTCAAACTTCGTTTCTTTAGCAAGTACTATAAGTTCTTCTATAAGCACTGGTGTTGCTGTAACTTTTTCTAGAGTTTTCGAATCTGATAACTCTACTAATTCTACAGAAAGTGCAATTGGTATAGAAGAAACTTATATTGTTGGAGTTGGAACTACCAACAAATTGAGTGGAGAGTTATATGTTTATAAATTTGATGATAAGTATATTGGGTTTTCCACATCTCCATTAGATTCTCTAATAGATAGTCCAAATTTGATAGATTTAACTTCTGTAGGAATAGGAAATAATCACAATATTACTTCAGAGAATCAAAATTCTAAATGTTTAATTTTAATTGACAATATTATACAATCTCCCATAGTTTCTACTGCAGTAACTGCCATTTTAGAGAATAATCTGGAGTTGATTGATACTACCCTTTATTTTTCAGGAATAACATCATTCTTTAGTGGAAATCTTATTAAAATTGACAATGAAATTATGAAAATTTCATCTGTTGGAGTTGGAAGCACTACATTTGTAGAGGTCCAAAGACCCTTAATGGGAACTACAATAGAAACGCATTCTATAGGATCCACTATAACAAAAATAGAAGGAAACTATAACATAGTTGGCACAAAGATATATTTTTCAGATGCCCCATATGGACCAATTTATGATGATGTTAAAGGTGATGTAAATATTAGATCAACATTTCAAGGCAGAGTATTTTTAAGATCTGGTATTCCAAATTCAAATGAAAGCGCATATGAAAAAAATTATGTTTTTGATGATATTAAATCAGAATTTGATGCAGTAACCAAGGATTTTAATTTAACTTCCAATAATCAAAATATATCAGGATTTTCGACTTCAAATTCTGTTATTTTGATCAATAATATATTCCAAACTCCCGAAGATGATTATTCTTTATCAGAAAATTCTGGACAAACTTTTCTAAATTTCACAGGAACTGCAACATCCGCATTATATGACCCAAATAATGCCAGTGTTCCTAGAGGAGGATTGATAGTTTCAGTAGCGTCTAGTAATGGATTTGGATATCAACCATTAATTTCTGCCGGAGGGACTGCCATAGTTTCTTCTGCAGGAACCATACAATCAATTAGTATTGGTAATAGTGGTTCTGGATACAGACCAGATATTCAATCTGTTATTAGAGTTGGAGTGCAAACATTGAGTGTGGGAGTTCCAAATATAGAGTATATTGGAACGGCAACCGTAAATGGGGGGAATATTGTTAGTATTGCTATTACAAATCCCGGCATAGGATATACATCATCAAACCCACCAGAAGTTGTTTTTGATCCTCCATTATCATATTCCAACTTAGATTTGATACACACTTCTTCCAGTAGTGGAATAGGTTCTCAGGCTAAAATAGATATTGTTGTTGGACAAGGATCTAGTGTAATTGATTTTACAATAAGAAACTATGGTTATTCATATAATATTGGAGACCAACTAACCATTCTTTCCGGAGGTTCTAGTGGAATACCAACTGATCTGACAAAATCTTTTGAATCTTTTACAATTACGGTTGAAAGAACATACACTGATAATTTTAGTGGATGGTCTATGGGACAATTCCAAAAACTTGATGATATTAATGATTTATTTGATGGAGTTAGAACAAATTTCCCAATAATTGATAACGGAAATAAATTTGCAATCGTAGCAAGACCAGGTTCAAAAATAGATCTAAAATCAGTTCTTCTCATATTTGTAAATGATGTTCTACAGGAACCTGAAGTAGCATATCAGTTTAATGGTGGAAGTACAATTACATTCACAGAACCACCAAAATTGGGAGATAAGTGTAAGATATTGTTCTACAAAGGAACTCCAGATATTGATGTTAAGGATGTAGATATCTTAGAAACTATCAAAGTTGGCGACACTGTAAAAATAGTAGGAGATCAATATAATTTAATAGAAAATTCAAGATTAGTCAAAGATATTCTCCTCCCAGATACTGTGATGACTAACTTATATAATTCAATTGGAGTTACATCAGATTTGAATTTCCAAAGACCAGTTGCATGGTGTAAACAAAGAAACGATACTGTTATAGATGGAATTGAAGTTAATAAGAGTAGAGAAATATATGAACCAAACATATTCCCATCATCAAATTTAATAAAATCTGTGGGAATAGGGACAACTCAAATATTTGTAGATTCTGTTAAAACATTTTTTGATTCTGAAAGTGAAAATGTTGAGAATGTGACAATAAACAAAATTGAAATTATAGATAATAAAAATATAAGTCAGGCAATATGTACTGCAATAGTTTCTTCTGCAGGAACTATACAGTCAGTCAATATTATTGATGGTGGAGTTGGATACACCACAACTCCTACAGTCTCTATACAGAACCCAATTGGAATAGGAACAACTGGAAAATCTATTCTAACAGCAACTATTTCTTCCGGATCGGTGAATCAAATTTCTGTCGATTCTCCTGGATTTGGATATACAACAACAAATCCACCAGTCATTTTAGTAGAACAACCATCATTAAATAGGGAATATCTATCAGGAGTATCTTATAAGGGTGACTTTGGATTTATTTCTGGAGTTCAACAAACAAGTGTTTCTTTTGCATCTATTGGATTAGTATTTGATCTTTATATTCCAGAAAACTCTTATCTAAGAAATTCTTCCGTTACAGATCCAGTTATAAACCAAAGTCAACTCGCAGAGGGAAATTACTTTAAGGTTTCTGATTCTAAAATTGGATCTGGAGTAGTATCTTTGGATAGGGATGGAAATATTATTGGGATAGGAACTACTGGAATCGACAATATATATCAAGTTATTTCAGTGTCTTCAGCATCTACTGATGTGTATGGTGTAGGAAGTGCTTCCGTTTTAAAAGTTACAGTAAGTGTTTCAAGTTATAGTGGAATTGCTGGATTTGGTTACAGTTCTTATTATGGCGATTATAGTTGGGGCCTAATAGAAGTTCCCGCAACTAGAAATTCCTTTGATGTAGGAACTAACTTTGGAGTTGTTGGTATTAATAGTACTCCTGTTGTTAGAAGATTTAATTACTTGAGAACACAAAACTACAACTCTATATAAAGTACAATAAATAATAAAAAGTAAAAGAATCAATGGCTGCGATTATAACAGATCAATTTAGAATATTAAGTGCAGAAAATTTTATTTCTTCTGTTGGATCAACATCCAATGCATATTATTCTTTTATTGGATTGACAAATTCAACGGATTATAATTCAGATTGGGAAAACACTCCACCTTCTCCGGTAGATTCATTTGATAATTATAATGATATTTGGGACACAATTATTGCACTGAAGAAAATTAACTCAAATGATGTTCGTCAAGTTATTAGAAAAATAACTTGGGAGTCTGGAGTCACTTATGATATGTATCGATCAGATATAAGTAGAAATAATTTATCTATTCCATCTTCAAAAACTAGTTTATATGAAAGTAATTTTTATGTAATGAATAGTGATTATAGGGTGTATATTTGTTTACATAATGGAATTGATCCAGATAATCCAACTGGAAGACCATCTCTAGACGAACCAACATTTACCGATTTAGAACCTAGAGTAGCGGGAACAAGTGGAGATGGATATATTTGGAAATATCTTTTTACAGTGAAACCAAGCGATATTGTAAAGTTTGAATCTTTAAATTACATCCCAGTTCCTCAAAATTGGTTATCTAATAATGAGAATTCATCCATAAGAGAAAATGCAAATTCTGAAGTTAGTGGACAAATAAAAGTAGTTACTATTACCGGTCGAGGAATTAACTTAGGGTCTCCTAGAGTTTATTCTAATGTACCAATTGTTGGTGATGGTTCTGGTGGAGAGGTAACAATTGTTGTTGGAAATGATTTAACTGTCGAGTCCATCAGTGTTACTAAAGGTGGTAGTGGATACACATATGGAGTAATCGATTTGGAATCAGCAGGTATAACAGGAACTGTTCTTCCAACATTTGATGTTATAATTCCTCCTCCGGGAGGTCATGGGAGCAATATTTATACGGAGTTGGGATCAAAAAATATTTTGGTTTATTCTAGAATTGAAAATGATGATTTAAATCCAGATTTTATTACTGGAAATAAAGTTGCTAGAGTAGGAATAATTAAAAATCCAGTATCTTTTGGCACGACTTCCTTGCTATCTTCACAAAAAGTTAGCAATACATATTCAATAAAATTAACTGGAGACATTAGTTCTGCATTATTTCCAGCAAATTCGCAAATAACACAAACAGTCAGTGTAGGTCAGACTGCTGTAGGTAGAGTAATTTCTTATGACAATAGAACTGGAGTTTTAAAATATTGGCAGGATAGAACAATAGTCGGATTTCAGACTGGCGGTAGTTCTTTAGATTTTGTTCCTCAGTATGGATATAATCTAATTAGATTTTCATCATCTGGAGGAACCATAAATGGATCTTTGAATAATCTTTCAGTAGATTCATCCTTTAGTGGCATCAGTACCACCATAAATAATAGAACCTATAACCTAGGACAAGAATTTGTTAATGGACTTGCAAATCCAGAAGTTGAAAGATACTCTGGACAAATTATCCACATTGACAATAGACCATCAATTACCAGGTCAATAAACCAAAAAGAAGATATCAAAGTTATTTTGCAATTCTAATTAAGAGTTATGCCACAAGAAACTAATCTAAACATCTCTCCTTATTTTGACGACTTTGATAAGGAAAAAAATTATTACAGGGTACTATTTAAACCTGGTTATCCAGTTCAAGCTAGAGAACTAACAACATTACAATCAATTCTACAAAATCAAGTAGAGCAATTTGGATCTCATTTTTTTAAAGAAGGTGCAAAAATAATACCTGGTCAATTAACTTATGTTAGCAATTTTTATGCAGTAGAAATAAGTAGTGAATTTTCCGGAATTCCAGTTAATTTATATTTAAACAATTTAATTGGTTCTACGATTTATGGTAGATCATCGGGAGTAAAAGCAAAAGTTATCAAAGTTATAACCGCAGAAGAATCTGAGAAAGGTAATATAACTCTATATGTAGATTACTTAGAGTCATCTTCCACAGATTTTTCTAGGAGAGAATTCTCTGATGGAGAAGTGCTATATTCAGATTCTCCAATAAGATTTGGAAATACTTTTATTTCTTCCGAGGAAGGATTTGCTTCTACACTTCCCATAAACTCAACATCTACTGGATCTGCATTTGCATTGTCTAATGGTGTTTATTTCTTAAGAGGAACTTTTGTAGAAGTAGATGACCAGATACTAATATTAGATCAATATACAAATAAACCAAGTTATAGAGTAGGTCTTCTTGTAGATGAGCAAATTATAACTTCAGATGAGGATGAAACTTTAACAGATAATGCTCAAGGTTATAATAATTATTCTTCTCCAGGAGCAGATAGACTAAAAATAACAGCCACTCTTTTTAAAAAAGACATTAATGATTTTGATAGTGCCAATTTTGTACAGTTGGCAACTGTACAAAATGGTATTCTGAGAGAAATAAACAATAATACAGATTATAATATATTAGGCGATGAACTTGCTAGAAGAACTTTTGACGAATCTGGACATTACTATATCAAATCATTCACAACTTATTGCAAAGAAAGTTTAAATGATGGTATTGGAAATGGTGGAATATTTAAGGAAGGAGAACTAACTTATTCCGGAAATGTTCCAAGTGAAGATTTGGCAATTTATAAAATAAGTCCCGGAAAAGCATATGTTAAAGGATACGAGGTTGATTTTCAAGGGCCAACATTATTGGATGTACCCAAACCAAGAACAACAAAAACAGTTGAGGGCCAAGCGGTTAATTTTGGATTTAATCCAACAATAACAGTAGATAATGCAACCGGATCTCCATTAATTGATTTCAATACTTCCTCAACTTTAAGTCTAAGAAATGAAAGGGTAACTAATGATGCGGGATCCGCTGCTGGAACTGAAATTGGTGTAGCTAGAGTATATGACTTTGTTTTGGAGCAGGGTGGATATGATGTACAAAATTTGAAAACTAACAGATGGGATTTGACACTATTTGATGTACAAACTTATTCAAGTTTAACATTAAATGAACCTGTAACTTTATCAATTCCAACTTATATTAAAGGATCTCAAACAGGTGCTACAGGATACCTAAAAGAATCTGTTTCTGGTTTAAGTACTATCACAGTATATCAAATCACAGGTGAATTTTCTGAAAAGGAAAACATTATTTTTAACAACTCAGAAGAAAATCAAAGTTCTAGATACATAACTGATATTATAAATTATGGTATATCTGATGTAAAATCTGTTTATTCTTCTAGTGTAGGGTCTGGAATTACTTTTACTGCAGATACTATACAATCTACATCTAATATCATTGGAAATGCAACAATATCACAAAATAGTGGTGGCATTTCTACAGTTACTGTTAATGGATTTAATATTTCTGGTATTGTAACAACAGGAAATTTAATTAGATATAGTCAACCAGGAATATCTACTATTTCTTATGCAAAAGTAGAAGAAGTCTCATATCTTTCTAGAGAATTACAAATATCACCCATAGAGAGTGTAAATGGTGTTGTATATGGCAGTTTGCCAACATCAGAAATTAATGTAAATGATCTTTCAGTATTGAGCACTAAACTTCAATTGAGTGGAGATAGTGGAAATACTGCAAGCAACAACTCTCTCTTCAGTGTTCTACCAAAATCAAATATTGAGTCTGTAGACCTTAATGAATCACAAATAACAATAAGAAAGCAATTTAGTAATATTAATATTACTAACAATTCTACTGACCCAATTGATGCTGGAATAAATGAAGTTTTTCTACCATTTGATGAGGAGAGATATATTCTTATCAGAAGTGATGGTACATTAGAAACTTTAACTTCCGATAGATTTGAATTTCAGTCTGGATCGACAAGATTAGTAATTAATAATTTAGGCACAAATGATACAGGTGCGGTATTAATTGCAACTTTAAGAAAAAGTAAAATTAAATCAAAGTCTAAGAAAAAAAAGATAGTAGACAGTATTATAATCAATAAGTCTTCAAATTCATATTCTGGAATTGGGCAGTCTACTACAAACGATGGACTTACTTATGGAAATTATCCATATGGAACAAGAGTTCAGGATAAAGAAATTTGTTTAAATTATCCAGAAGTAAATCTTCTTTATGGAGTTTTTGAATCAAAAGATACTTCTAATCCAGATTCTCCATCTGCAACTATTGGTTCTATGGATGGACCAACAGCAACTACAAACGATTTAATAATTGGCGAAACTTTAGTTGGAACTATTAGTGGCGCAAGAGCACTATATGTTGAAAGAAAGAACGATACTTCTATTGGATACATCTACGAAAATAATAACAGTTTTATAAATGGAGAACTTATAAAATTTTCAGAATCAAATGTCAGTGGCATTATTGGTTCTATTAATGTTGGAAGTAGTAATGTTACGGACAGATACAAATTAGATAGTGGGCAAAGAGAAACTTATCTAGATTATTCTAGATTGGTGAGAAATTCTTCTTCACCTGAACCAGAAAGAAAGTTAAAAGTTTTCTTTATGAGAGGATTTTTCGAATCTTCAGATGATGGAGACATTACAACTGTAAACTCATATACTTCTTTCAATTATAAAAATGAAATACCTTCTGTTTCTGGATATAGAGTGACAGATTTAATAGATCTAAGGCCAAGAGTAAGTGATTACACTGTTTCTGAAGGTAACAGATCTCCCTTTGAATTTGAAGGGAGAGATTTTTCTGGTTCTAATCACAGTTCAAAAAATATAATTTCATCAGACGAGTCTTTAATTTTAACTTACTCATATTATCTACCTAGAATTGATAGAATTTATTTAAATAGGGAAAAATCTTTCATCATTAAATACGGAAATCCTTCAGATAATCCGGTTTTACCAGAAGAAGTTTCTGGTGCAATGAATATTGCGAATATTTATCTACCAGCATATCTTTATATTACATCCGACGCAAGAATTGAATTTGTTCAACATAAGAGATATCAGATGAGAGATATTTTTAATCTCGAATCTAGAATTAAAAATTTAGAATATTACACTTCACTATCTTTATTAGAAACAAATACTCAAAATCTATTTGTAGATGATGGTGCTGGTCAAAATAGATTTAAATCTGGATTTTATGTTGATAATTTTAGTTCCCTCCTGCCTCAAGATTTATCGAGTGGTGTTAAGAATAGTATCGACACTCAAAAAGGAGAACTTAGACCATCACACTACACAACAAATATAAAATTAGAAGTTGCAAATAATACAATATCTGGAGTTGGAACATCAACACAGTTAAATGGAGATAAGAGATATGCTGAAGTATTTGGTTCCAACATTAAGAGAAGTGGTGATGTTATTACACTCAATTACTCAGAAACTTCTTGGTTGAGACAACCATTTGCAACAAGAACCGAAAATGTTACTCCTTTCTTTGTAAAACTTTGGGAAGGTTCCATACAACTCTATCCAACTGTTGATGTTTGGATTGATGTTAATAGGATGGCTATTAATAATGTAGAGATGGAAGGATCTTTTCTTGGTGTAGCTGAAGCACTAAGAGCAGAAGTTACAACAGGTGAAGATGGACAAAGACTGGGAATTAGTCCAGTAATTTGGAATTCTTGGGAAACTTCTGGCATAGATGTCAATAAGAGAACAGAGGTTAATAGTTCTACCTCTTCCCGCACGAGTACAAGTAGTTCTACAGGAAGTAGGATAGGAACAAGAGAAGAACTTGCAAGATTCAATCCTGAAGGTTCCGCTTGGTGGGCTTCAACAGGACAACCAGGAGTTCCTCCAAATTTTCGTGTTGGAACAGAAACAACCGGAACCCGTAGAACAACAACTACTACTACAACAACAAATGAATTTTTAGATGTCCGATTAGATCAACAGAGAACTGGTATACAAAATACAGTAACTGAGCAAATTGATACCGAATCCCTGGGCGATAGAATTGTAAGTAGAGATATTATCAATTATATGAGATCTAGAAACATTCAGTTTACTGCTAGACGAATGAAACCATTTACACAAGTGTATCCATTTTTTGATGGTGTAAATATTGTCGATTTTTGTTTTAGTAAACTAATCGAAATTGAAATGATCTCAGGAACATTTGAAGTTGGCGAAACCGTTATTGGTTCTTTATTAAGTTTTCAAGAAACCGAAAATAATACAGAAACGGTGACCTTTAGAGTAGCACAGTCAAATCATAAATATGGTCCGTATGACAATCCAACAGATTTCTTTGATAGGAGTCCATACAACAGAGAAATAAACATCCCAGAGTCTTACTCTTCAACTAGTACAGTATTGAATGTTGACACTTTCTCATTATCGGATGAATCAAATACGCAATTTGGCGGATTACTTAAACAGTCAATGTCATTAAGAGGATTAAGTTCTGGTGCAGAGGCAACGGTGACCAATGTGAGATTGGTTCCAGATAGAGTAGGAACATTAATTGGTTCATACCAAATACCAAACTCGACAATTGAAAACAATCCTATTTTTGAAACTGGGCGTTCAAGATTTAGATTAACCAGTAGTTCAACAAATTCACAGATACCAGGTGTTGTAACTACAGTAGCAGAAGAGACTTTTTATTCTCAAGGAGATATTGATTCTACGCAAGAAACAACTCTTTCATTGAGAAATGCGAGGGTAGAAGTAGATGATAGTTTTAGACAAACAAGATCGCTATCCGATAGTGCATTATTAGATTCTACTACTACTAGTAGAACTAGTACTCAGACACTATCAAGTAACACGAGACTTACTGGAGAATATCGAGATCCACTGGCACAATCATTTATTGTTGACGACCCTACTGGAATATACCTAACAAAAGTTGATATTTACTTCAGAACAAAAGACGAAACACTTCCAGTAACAGTACAGATAAGAGAAGTTGAGTTGGGAACACCAAGCCAAAAAATACTTCCATTCTCAGAAGTTGAATTGACACCAGACAAGATTCAAACATCTGAAGATGCTTCAATAGCAACATCATTCGAATTTGAGGCTCCTGTATATCTCGAAAGTCAGAGGGAATATGCAATTATTATTATATCAAATTCAAATGAATATAATGTTTGGATATCTAGATTAGGAGAATCTGATGTGGCTACACTTGCCACTGAACAAAATCAAATTTTAGTTACTACTCAAAGATTACTTGGATCTCTATTTAAGTCTCAAAATGCATCTACTTGGACACCAAGCCAGTATGAAGATCTAACATTTGAACTTCATAGAGCAGATTTCTCCACTTCTGGATTTATTCAGTTATTTAACTCCGACCTTCCAGAAAATCTGGAAGTAATGACTAAAGATCCTCTTACCTTAGAATCGAATAAGGTAAAAGTATCCCTATCTTCAACAATAACAAATACAGATTTATCTCTCGGCAATACAATTATACAACAACCTGCAGGTCTTTCCACTGCATTGGGCAATCTTGTTGGATATGCAGGTAGTGCATTTGGAACTCTCAATGTTGTATCTGCTGGAGTTGGATATACTGGATCAAACTTTACTTATACTGGAGTTGCTTTAACTAGCGTAACAGGATCTGGAGTTAATGCTACTGCAAACATCACTATTAATAATGGTGGGGTAGTTGCATTGGGAGCAACAATTCTAAATGGAGGATCTGGGTATGTTGTTGGGGATATTTTAGAACCAATTTCCATTGGCACTCAGAATCTAGGGTTGGGAATGAGGTTAAGTGTTTCTGAAATTTTTGGAAGAAATGAACTAATAATTGATAATGTACAGGGAGAATTTACTACTGTTTCAACTGATAAAATTAAATTTATCAATAACTTAGGATTGACAACGGACTTTAGTAATGATGGGACAGAATTCTATATAGAGAATTTAAATACATTGACAAATGGTGAGCATATAAAAGTATTCCATAGAAATCATGGAATGCATTCATCTTCAAATATTGTTACTATTAAAGATATATCTTCAGATATTGATAAAGTTTCTCTTTTATCCCAATATCCAAGTACTTCTGGTGTTTCTAATGAGATTATCGTTTCTGATGCAACAGAATTTACTACTTTTGAAAATATAACTGTTAGCGCAGTATATAAAGGGTATGTAAGAATATTAGATGAAATACTAAGTTATGAAGGTGTAAATATATCCACAAATACTTTAACTGGTGTATCTAGAGAGATTGATAGTACTAAAGGATTCAATTATCCAATAGGGACATTAGTTGAAAAGTATGAATTGGGTGGAGTTTCGTTGAGAAGAATCAATAAGACTCACAATCTTTCAGATGTTGATAGTACAATTCCAGACAAGATTGGAATAAATCATTATTACTTAAAAATCGACATGTCTTCTAATGGAAATGATAGAAGTATAAACACTGGATATGGTAAACTTAAGTTTGATAGATTTAAACAGTCTGGTGGTTCAAGGGGGAAGGCAACTTATAATATTCCATTTGAAGCAGTAATTCCAAACATTAGACAAATTGCTCCTACAGGAACAGGAATAAGATCTGCAATTAGAACAGTAAGTGGAACAAGTCTTGGCGGAAATGAAGTTTCTTTCGTTGATCAAGGTTTACAGGATATAACAAATTCGAGAATTAATTATTTTGATTCTCCTAGAGTTATTGCATCTAAAGTAAACGAAACAAACTACTTATCAGATCTCGTTGGGAATAAATCTTTAAATGTTAATACTTTCTTGACCTCTTCAGATTCTAGAATTAGTCCCAGTATAGATTTGTCAAATAATAGTTTAGTTCTCATTAGCAATAGAATTAATAATCCTATTACAGATTATGCTAATGATCCGAGAGTGAATACAATTTCAGATGATCCAAGTCTTTTTACATATATTTCCAATATAATATCACTAGAAAATCCAGCATCTTCTATTAAGATTTTATTGGATGGATATTTGCATAATAACTCAGATCTGAGAGCTTTTTACTCTATAGAAAATAGTAATGTATTCATACCTTTCCCAGGTTATGCAAATATTGATATAAATGGAACTATAATTGACGATAGAAATAGTGATGGAAGTTCAGATTCAAAAATGATTAAACAAGATAGGTTCATAAACAACCCATCTCAATCTGATTTTAAGGAGTACTCATTTACAGCAAATACAAA